ATCAAAACCATTCTCTCCAACTTCAAAAAGTCTATCTATTTGTTTTCTCCAAGAAGGGCTAAAAACATTAATACCAACAGCACTTTCACTAATACCGATAGAACCATAGAAAGCAGCTATAAAAGCTCCAAAATATTTCCTACCTATAATAGTGTAATCCAGAGGTGAAGCACAAACAACACGTGTGCGTAAATTTTGGATTTTATCAAGGCTAACAGTTTCATCCTTTAGGAAATTAACCCAGAAAAACGCAGGTCGTATCGAACGCCGCATTAAATCTTCTTTATAGTTAATGACCTCCATAAGTTCAGAAGAAACACAATCAAACTTATTTTCTTCCTCATTATACGCAAAATAACCATGTTTGCCCTTGCTAGTCTTCATCCAAGGATAACCTGCACTTGTAGACATATTCATGACTTTAAGCTCTGGCATATCCTTAGGACCATTGACGGCTTCCTCAAAATCCAAAACACGACATGTCTTAAACTCAGCTGGGGTATATTGTCTTATCGCACCTTCCATGGCTGCACGAGCAGCATAGTGAGGAACGGTTTTCATAGTCGTAGCATTCTTGCCACACAGATACTTAATCATATCCAGCTGAGTGTTGAACTTTAGCTCAATACGTGGATCTTTGTAGTGGAGAATAGCTGGGACTTTCTTACTAGTTCGCGCTGTAAGACAGCCAGCTTCAGACATGCCTGTCCTGACTAATTTACTCTTAACAGGACCAACGACACACGACGTGATATAACCAACAGGTTCAAAATCACCTTCAGGCATATGCGTAGACGTGCCACCTTCATGGACAAGGGGATCATCATATGTACCTTCGTATATCTGATAAACACACTTATCAAACTGATGCAAGATGTGCTTAATCAACTGTTTAGTAACAATAATGGCTTCACCTTTGGATCTACCACAAACTTCCGCAAGCATTGAATGCATACCTAAAATAGGACTTTGTGCGTGTTGTGCAAATAACAATTTACCACAATCACCTGGAGAAGTGACACCATATTCCCAAAGGGCTGCCTGTGCTGTGTGCTTAGAAGTGCCTCCCATGATGGATTCCCAGCCTACTAAAGTGTCTTTACGCCGGGCACTACCAACGTAGACAAAGGAGGGGTCAACAGAGCTTGGATCAACTCCAACCAAATAGGAAGCAGGACTGGTATATCTAACCAAATCACTCTCATCAATGAAGTATGAAGTGATATCCCTAAATAACTGTGAAGTAGGGACAATAGCTATAACCAAATCACCATGTCCAGTCGTGAAGTCTGGTGTTGAAATGTCTCTAAAATCACCAACACAAAAAGTCTTACTATGACCTCCATCATGAATGATAGTGATTGTAGTACTATCAGGCAGGATACGGAGTTCACCTGTTTTCGAGTCAACGTAGTAGAGTGCGTGTCTATTAAACATCAACGCCCTACCACAAACATAGATACCATGAAAGAGGCCTACGGTATCATCTGGAGCTAAGCGCCGGATTTGAACCATTT